TAGCGGGTATTTCTTTGTTGTATTTTTACAACATTATAGCAGAAATGGAGTTATTGGTCAACCGCTTAAAATGCCCAGCTACACAGAACCCAACTTTAACCGTGCCATGGAACTGTTGTTAAAATCCCACGGTATCGATTACTATTTTATGCCCTGCGCTCTGGGCAAACCACATCGCGAACAGCGGTGGCACATGTCTATGCCCAACATTCCAGAACATCGTTGGCGTAATCGAAACTTTCGTTTGGTCATACATGCCCAAGACTTCATACATTTTTACGGCGATCTCTGTGTGGAGTTGCACTGGCTGGAACAGCAGTTCACTCCTGAACAACAGAGCAAAATCATTTTCGTGTGTTGGGATCATCGTCTGGGCAAAATCTACCAAGGCAATATCAAGGTTGTGAACTTTGCCAGCCACAGTTATGAACTCATGTTGAACTTAAAACAGCGTTGGACAGAATGGCGAGATATACATAAAAAGGACATTCGTTATAACTGGATCTGCCTCAATGGACGAACTCGAGCTTATCGACAAGAAGTTTATAATCTGTTACGGCACGAACCTTCAGGCTTTGTGAGTCACAGTATATTCAACCCCATAGAAATACATCCCTACGAAAAGTATGATTTTGACAATGTACAAAACTTCATACACCTCATGCCCATCTATCAGTCAGCCAGAATGTCTGTTATAACAGAAAGTCTCTATCAAGACGTGGGCGGTATTGTCACAGAAAAAACTCTGCTGGCCATAGCGGCTCGACATCCATTCATGTGTATAGGACATAGATTCTGTCACGATGATGTTGCCCGATTAGGATTCCAAAACTACAATGAACTGTTTGACTTGAGCTACGACACTGAAGATCATACCACTCGCATGTACTCGGCAGTGGAACTCAATCTTGCCAGACTAAAGACACCCATTGACCAGGATGCTGTCAAGGAAAAGGTTGATGCAAACTTTGATTGGCTCATGGGCGGATACACTGACAGCATAGTGGATCGTGCCAAACAAGATCTAAGAATACTGTTTGAGAAAAGTCTGTAAGTCGCCGTACAAGGTGGCCAACATGGCTTCACGACTTGAGAAGAATATCAACTGCTTCTTCTTGGTGTCAATGTAGTAAGGCCATTGCAGTTTGTGGTCCAGCTCCAACAGCAATCGCTTGTTCATCATGGGCTTGTTGGCAGTCAAGTCTACATGCCATGATTCAAGATCCAAAGTTTTGAGCACAGCGTAACCACTGTTGGTAAGTCTGAGTCCACCATTGGGACGTATGTTCACATACCAGGATCTCAAAGCATGGTTGAGATCGTGGTCGTCCTCTAAGAGATCGATCAGTCGTTGTGTTATTTCGCGCTTATTGTTTGCCATCGGGATAGATCCTATCTCCCGACTTGAGTAGCACTACAGAGAACTTGTCTGTTTTAAACTGTTGATTGAGTTTCTTGGCCAAGTTAATGGCATGTCCAGGATTGGAGAACGAGACCTTTTTGTACTTGGGGCCAGGATACTGTACCAGGAAGTTAGAAGTTTTCAAGTTGATGGGAGCATTGTCAAAGAACACAGCCCATATACCTTCCGACGCCAGCACCTGCTCGGTCTTATAAGTTGATTTGTTTGTAAGTTCTACAAGAACTTTGGGTTTTGGTCGGCTCATAATAATCTCTCCAGTTTATTTATGATAAACTACGTAGATTAAAATGATCCTCCCTGCATTTCCACTGTGACAACATCAGAGGTTGGTTGAGGTTGAGTGCGTAACTGTTCAAGATCTAACAAGAGTCTTGTGATCTCAGTGTGTAGCATTTTTGCATCTTGCAACGGGCAAGAGAAGTCCTTGGCGCCTCTCAGCTCAAAATGCTGGAGACGCTCAACGAACTTTTTGATATAAAGATTGCTCATTACTGGAATGAGAATGCGTCTGGTGTGTGTACTGGTCCGCGATAATCATATCGTTGCAACAGGATCAGCTTGGGACAAAAATGTGTTTCCCAACGACCGTTGATTTCGATTTGATAATGCCCAGCGGCAAACCATGACTTGGATTTCTTTTTCTTAGTATAGATAGGCAATCTACGTTGTACATCATAAATGGCATTGTGTGGCGCAGAGCCAGTGGCAAATCCGTTTACTGAGTGTTCTTTGTTCTGTTTCTTTTTTTCTGGTGGCTCTTCAAAAATGATCGTTGTTTTGTTCTTTAATGTTTTTATTGTTTTGAACTGTTGCTGATCATTGTACATACGCACAGTGAAGCCATCGGAACTGGCTTCTACTGCACCTATTTTTTGATCATTTTCTTTTAAGATCCAGTATTTGTTTGCTATGACAGGTTTTGCTAAAATCATGTGTTCAATGCTCCCTGATATGTTTTATTTAACCAACGTCCAAACTGCTCGGCATTTTCGCTGGCCCGGGTAAGTTGATATTTACCGCAGAATTTCATGAAGTGACTACCAACTTGCCCTACATCTTTGTGGCTGATTTGCTCGCAGATAGCTGAATCTACAGCCTGTTTTACAGTATCAGGCTGTGCTGTTAGATCAATCAAACTGCGATTACGATTGTAGTCATCTAGCACACGATGCTCTTGCCCATTGTGGTCAACCCATCTCTGTAGCATGAGATTGTTCCATGCATATCCTCGGGTGCCACGATCTTCGAACGCTTCACTAAGACCCACTTTGTTTTTTGTGCCTTTAGTACGCACACCCGGATACGCCGAGAAGACATTATCACTGGTATCACCACGCATGCATTTTTCAAAGAGTAACCATTGTGGGTCTGGGATTGTTTTGGCTTCTTTGGTTTTTTTGTCAATGACCGGTTTGCCTTTGGCATCAAAAATACCTTTCACTGTGAGTAGCTCATCTGTGATACCATTGTACTGTTGAACATTCTCAGCTAGGAGTTGTACAAAATCTGTGTCTGAACTTACGATTACATGCTCATCCTGCGGATGCAACGCAATCCATCTAGCAATGATGTCATCAGCTTCGGCGTTGGGTTCGCGGATCACTGAACAGTTGGTGCGCTGGTCAAGATAATCCTTGAACATGTCAAAGGTTTCCCAGAATAACTTATCTTCTTCTTGTTCTTTTTCTGTCAAGGCCGCACGGGCCACAGCACGATTCTTTTTATAAGGCTCATAGTGATCCTTGCGCCATGACCTGCCTTCCAAACAGAATACCACGTGATCTGCTTGAAACTTATTGAATACCTTGTTCACAGCACTGAGTGTGATGTGCAAAGCATAGCCAACTTTTTCCCAGGGATCTTCAGCGCGGAACGCCACATGTCGTGCGCGGAAAAACATATTGGCTGTGTCAATCAGTAGATATTTCATGTCTAGATAAGTTTGTTGGCAATACAGTATTGTAACATAAAACGTGACCAAAATCTATGGGCATCTTTACCAAAATGCCAAGATTTGGGTGCAACTGTGTCATGACCATTGGCTCTAAGTATACAGTCAAAGGTCTGATCTGGGTTGTAGGGATCAACATAACTGCCTTTCCAGTCCAGGCGTTGTTTTTTACCAATACGTCCAAAATGGTTGTTACCATTGAAAAAAACATGTTTGATCTGTTTTTCATCAAGTTCTTGATGCAACCGCCAAATCTGTTCGTGTGCCTGTTGTTCTTTGGCCAACCAATCAGTGCCAACAACAAAGTTACGATATTTTTCTTGTAGTTCTTGTGGAACATGATCTATGCCACTGGACCCCACTTGAAAATAAGTTCCATTGTGTAACCACTCTTCGCGTTCCCATGTGCTCCACTGTATGATGACCACTGTACGATACCAATCCTTGGAACGAGAATCTACCCAAGACCTTGTGGTACGTAGGATACGATCGTTGCTGGCCGCTGACTCTGCATCACATACAAATAGTGTTTTGGTGATGTCTGCCAACTGTCGCCCCCAGCTGACTTCAAGATTGTTAGGATGGGGTAATCGACCAAGATAAGCTAACTGGCTATCATCTTCGGCAAAGGCATAGGGATTTACTGCTTCGGCAGCCGCTGTATGGCTGTCTCCGTTGACGTATAATATCATTTTTTAGATTCTGCTTCAACCACACGTTTACGTAAACTGCTGGAACTAAACGAGTGATCTCTACCGTTGAACACAATGTCAATGTTGCGTTTTTTACACTCAGACTCGCCTGAGTATGTGGTGCCTTGATATTCAATACCTAGTACACGTACATCCACGGGCAGGATTAGGAGCAAGTCTCGCAAGTCCTGTTCGGTTGAGTATACAACAACTTCGTCTACATAGCGACAAGCGGCCAACTGTATCTGTCGCTCAACAATGGTTTGTATGGGTTTGTTCTTTGTATCAGGGCGATCTATTGTGGGATCTGTTTGTAACCCAGCAATGAGATAATCACAGTGATTTTTTGCTTCACTCAGCATGGCAATGTGCCCAGCATGTAACATGTCAAAGGTACTGAAAGTGATTCCTACTTTTTTACCTTGAGATTTGAGTTCTTTGATGTGATTGAAAATCATCCTATTTCTCTCCGGCCACCGCCTAGGTCGCGACTCTGCATGTAACGACTGTCGTTGTTCATGGCTTCGTACTGTTCGTAGGTTTCTAGCACCACATTGCGGCACACGTTTTGAAACCATTGATCTACAAGGTCAGCATCGGTCCGTCCTTGATAACCTGCACGTTTTAAGTTGGCAACAAACTTGTCATTCCAGTCAAACTCAAATGCACCTGAGTTAATATCTGCAGGATCTACATCCATGCTGAGTATGGCAATGTAAGGATCGCCCTTTTCGGTAGCCAGATCTTTGTCAGACTTTTTCTTACTTTTTGCAGGTTCTGCAGACTTTTTTATATCTTTGTCAACTTTTTCGTTAGAAACAGCAGTTTGTTCAACTTTTTCTTTTCTTTTGAATAGATCAAATATTCCCATCTTCTTTCCTCTTCAGTGTGAGTAACACTTGTAATTTATCGTAGGCATCTTTGAGCACAGGATCTTCTTGAATAATTTTCAACTCCTGTATCCACGATGCTGTAGAAGCCCACCCATCGTTGCCACCATTGTTGCGATATACAGCGTCAGCTTCGGTAAGGTACGCTTCATAATGATCTGGGTCAATGCCAAAGAAAGCATTGCCATCTAACATGGCCAGAGTTTCAGCAATGGGACGTAATCGACGTTTGTGTTCGTCATCAAATACTCTGCGCCAGCCACCGTCGGGCTCTTCAATCTCGTACACTATCTTGGCACGATCGGGCGGATCTACATAAACTTTGCTCATTCTATGATGTTTCCATGTTCATCTATTTCACACCATGTATAGTCGCCCATCCATTTGACTCTGGCAATATACTGATAGTTGTCTGGTGCCGCAGTTGCCCAGTCACTGGGCCCAAGATGTGTGAGTATGATTCTGTTGTGCCTTGTATCTTGTGCTAGCCAATAGGGCTTTCCGTGATAGGTTTGAAACTGATAGTAGGCCGAATGTACCATGTCTGTGATGTCCAGTCGCCGTTTGATGCCAGCGGCTTGACGTTGTAGAACTGTGACCAACTCCAAGATACGATCGTATTCTTGTTGAGCATGCATTCTGGCCACATTGACCATGATGTCTTTTTGTTTTTCAACAGGTATGAGATCAAACTTAGGTCCACCAGCTTCTGTAGGATAAGGAGTTATGTTCCTGTTGAAAAACTGAACTACTACATTGCCGGTAGAGACATCAAAACTGTTCTGACCTTTGGCGCTGTTGTTTTCCAATCAGGTACCCCAAGCATTGCGCCAGATATCCACTTGTAGTCTAGGACTGTAACGCCAGCCACGATCCAGTGCCAACTTGGCCACTTGCTGTGTGTTGAGATTGTAGACCTGTGGCACACCGCCCACTGGCATCAAGTACACAGGACCACCAAAGCCTGCCGCACGATATGCTCCCACAGCACATTCAGCATCCGCTACGTCTTGTTCGGTGGCAACAACAAACTTAAGATAAGTCATGCCCACCATTTCGTAGCTTTTGACAATCTCGGGTTTGATTGCATTTTCCCACTTTTCACCTGAACATGGCAGTTTTGGACTCACAGAGAAGGTCAACTTATCATAGTCTCTGCCATGGCGTGTGAATTCTTCA